GCATGCCGGCAACGAGCCACAAAAGAGCGTCTACAACATGGACCGGCGAGACACGGCGTACATGCGCCCAGCTAACCGCTCAGAAAAAGCGGAAACGCGGACGGCTATGCACGGTCTTCGGAAACAACAACTTTTTGAGAGCCCACCAGGTAGAGGGAGCGGGTCACGCAAGATTGCTTCGATGTCGACGGGTGCTTTAGGATCGCTGTTTCGCGCTCGGCGTCCCGCCTAGCCCACATCCTGCCGCCGATCTCTTTGGCCAGCTCTTCTATGGACGGGCGCTTGCCAAAAATCGGCGTGACTTTGGTTTTCATGAGCGCAGCGTAGCACGTACTGCGAGATGGAGCACGCCGGCCGGCAATTGCAGAAACGAGGGTATCTAATCCTCCGATTCCGGCCGGCGCACGCCTTTTTTAGCTCAGTTCGTTTCCAAGAGGAGCACCGCCTGGTCCGTTATGAGCCCCCAGCCCCAGATGGAGTACCACGCAAGGGCATGCTCACGACCGAAGTCGAGAATGCCGCCGTCGCGGAGTTCCACGGGAAGGCTGATGGCGTGGCCGAAGGCATTGTCGCCAATGCAGATGGCCTGGTGGACTGTCGGAGCGCCGGCAGAGCCGACGAAAGTGCTGGTCGCATCCGCCGGAAATTGCGCAACTTGAGTTGTCTCGATAAAGACGACATCTTCGATGCGCCCTATCTCGCCCAGCATGAAGTTGCCCGGGGAAGCGTACTGCGTGACCAACTGCCAACGTGTGTCGTCACGGAGCGCACGGCTCTGGGACGGGTCGACGAAGCAGACGTAGGTCTCGCCCAGCCTGGGGACGTTCTTGCTCGCCAGGTGCTGGACAGCGTCCCGCACGAGGGCGTAGCGGAAGTTGTAGCCACCGCTGAGCAAGTAACGAGGAAGGCCTGAGCCCACGGTCGTGATCCCGGCAGCGGTGTAGATGGCTGCCTGAGCTGTAGTGCTCCCTGCGTTGGCCGCAATTTGCGCCGCAGTTGGGGTGACGCCGTTGTCGAGGTTGAGGGGGTTCGGGGAAGCCGGCGTGCCTTCCGAGGCTTGGTAGCCCAGGAGCAGCGAGCTGGCCGACCGGAGGGTGTCCCTGGCGCTCGAGTCGAGGTACATGGCCATGTTCCTGCCGAGCAGACGGCTGGCCGAGGCCATGACGTCGTCGAAGGAAGCATTGAGGAGCAGCTCGGACATCGCAACTGCGAAGCCCTGCTCGGCCACCTGGATGGAGTACTGAGTCGCAGACAGAGCCTGCGTCTGCATGCGAACACCTTCCACCAGCTGCGAAGCGGGCGGGAGGTTGTTGTACCGCATGAAGTTGACAGTCAGGCCAGGCTGCACACCAAGCTCGGTCTTCTTGACCGCGAACTGCTCGAAGCGCAGGATTGGCATGCTCTGGAAGAGTATTTCCTTCGACCAGAGCGTCTGGATGGCAGGCGTGAGCTGTGAGTTAGCTCCCGCATACCCGGTCGGAGAGACCGACAACATGCCGGTCCCGGTTATGGCGTTAGGCACTGTGTGCCCCTTTCGCTAGATTTATTGAGGAGGTGGATCGAAAAGCCCGCGGCTGCTGTTAGCCCCGGTGCGCCCGGTTGGAAGTCGGCTCCTGTTTTTGACGTAGTCAGCCATGGACATGTTCCTGATGTCGTCCTGCGTGAGCTGTTGGGTCGATTGCTCCAGCGTCGCCATTGGGTCGTAACCCGCTGGTGTAGATGCCGGGGAAACTCCCAGCGCTGTTCGGCGCTGCTCAGCTTGCGACGTCTGAACGTCTCCTATGATCGCCTGAGTCCGAGACACGAGCGTGGCGGCCCGTGCGTCGATCTCTTCCTTGGACGACAGCAGGTCCCCTTCTGAGCCGACGAGGTCGTCCCAGAACTGAGGAAAGATGTTGTCCTTAGTGGCTGCCAAAACTTGCTGACGGTAGACCCGCAGGTCGTTGAACTGCGCCTCGTGTTGCCAAAGCGCTTCCATTTGTTCACGCTTGTGGGTCTCTTCTGCGAGCCGACGGTCGTAGTCTCGCTGGACTTCGAGAATCTGCTCTTTGGCCGACATTTCTTCTATACGCTTGCGTGTTTCCTCCGCAGTAACGGCAGCAGCTGCATCTTCAGCTGCCTTCGCATCTGCGGCTTCACGAACCCTTGCAGCCTCTTCTAGCTGCTGCAGTCTGGCCCTGGTCGCATCGCGCTCAGGGTAGACAGTGTCGTGAGCTTCTTTGCGGACACGCTCCCGTTCGGCGTCCAACTCTGCTTGTGTATAGACGCGGCCCTGTTGTCCCACCACTGGCGGCGCCGGTTGGGGCGCAGGTGCGGCAAAGGGGTCTGCTGGGGCCAAAGGTACGGTCCCACCTGGGTTCGGTTGCGGCAGAGTTTGAGTTCCTAACAGTTCGCTCATTTACTTCTTGCCTTTCGACTCGGATTTGGGGTTCTTCCGGTTCGTGGCGTTCTTAGTGCCCGTCACGATCTCGGCTGCTTGCTTTACTGCGTCAGTCCCAGAATCAGGATCAATTCCGGGGCCGGGAAGTGGTGCGGGTGCGGGGCCGCCTTCTAAATTGCCAGCAGCTCCTGTGACTCCTGCTCCTCCAGCTGAGGTGACCCCGCCTTCCTCGCCGGGAGGAGCCCCGGCGTACGGGTCGGTTCCTACGGCCAGCTGTATGGCCATGCCGGCCTCAAGCTGGGTTAGGTCAAGAACTGCCTGACGTTTTATGTCGTCAACCAGCTCCTCTTGAATTTGTTCAAGCTTTTCGTCAGGGTTCTCGACGCCCATGTCTTCGAGGGCGCCTCTCTTGGACTCGAGCCCGAGAGCCTGCTTGCCCTGAACGATGTTGAGCTGGATCAGCTCGTCGATCGGGAGAGGCGACGGGAACACCGGGGTACTGCGGTATGTCCTTGGGTCCCGCAGATCGAGGACGTCGTTCTGACCGTCCTTTAGCGCAGGCGCTATGTCGGGGTTGTAGGTGAACATTTCCGGCTCTTTCAGAGCCAAGGTCCGCAGTGCCATCTCATTGATGTAGCGGTAGAAGGGGCCGTACTGGGTGAGCTTCTGAGTCCGGGCCATCATGGTGGGCTGGTACTTGATGGCCAGAGCGACGCCGGAAGTGTTCGAGATCGCCTGCTCTTCTCCGAGCCCGTTGATGGGGATGCCGATCAGTTCGAACATGTGAAGCTTCACCCGGTCGAGGTAGTTGATCGCCAGGTTGTAGTCGCCCTCCATCGTGAGCTGGTAGACCTGGCTCTTCTCGCTCGGAAGAGCCCAGATCTTGGCGGCGCCACGCTGGAGCTGGTTTGACCGTGCACCCACGACAATGGTGACCGGGTCAGCGTAGTAGTTGATGATGTCGCTGATCTGCCACATCTTCTCGTTGTACTCACGATTGAGCCCGATGATCTGCATCAGGTCTCCCTCGCCCCACGGGCTCGAGGCCACGTTCTTGTTCGAGCAGTGCACGATCGGGATGAAACCGAGCGGGTTCTCCCGGCTCGAGATCAGCTCATCGTTGATGTACTCCTCGATCGCGTTGTCCGTGATCAGCTCGGTGTAGGTGTTGCCAGTCCAGAACGTACCACCATTCCGTCTTGCTAACCATGTCTGAGCAGGGGTTTTGGGGCACCAGACGATCCCCGAGTACTGCTCACGCTCATCTTGCAGATGTCGAGCGGTGGTAACTGGGCGGGAGTAGATGGGCATGTCAACCATCGGCTCGTTAGCGGTGCTGTACTCATGAATCTTGGCGTAGGAGCGGCGGCCGAGCATGGCGCACAACATCTGGAAGTCATCTACGAGCCCAGTATTTGCGGCTTGGATAAAACGCTCGCAGATGACGGTACGGTTGAAACCATCTCGCGAATGAGGAGTTGACCGGTACCCATCTCCGCTTACCATCGTTTCGTAAAGAAGCTGGGCTTGAGAAAGAGTCAGCGAACCGAGGAAGTCTGGTGTCAGTCTCTTGTCAGGCGCTGCTTGGCGGATGAGGTTGCCGATCCCGAGGCCGAAATAGAAGTCTCTACAACCGGCGTACTTACCCTTCCGGTTTGAGTTCTGCTCCGTCGCTGTCGCCCCCTGGTCAGAGAAAT